TCGGCACCGCCGCGCTGGTTCGCAGGGCCGCGCTGACGCAGCTCGCGCGCGCCAGCGCCGCCTATGCCCCGCGTAATGCCGACGATGCCGAAGCGCTGCGGGATCTGGTCTGCGGCGCACTGGGGCGGGAGGAGATCGCAGCCGGCGATGCGGGCGAGGACGCGGTCTTCGCGGCCTTCCGCGCCCTGCGCCTGGCGGTTGCCGCGGACCTCACCGCCCGCGGCGCCAACCTGGCCCGACTGCGCGATATCGAAACGCCGACGCCAGCACCGGCCCTGGCTCTCGCCCAGCGGCTCTATGGCGACGGCGCCCGCGCGGATGGCCTGATCGCCGCATCCGACACGATCCATCCGCTGTTCCTGCCCACGCGCTTCCGCGCGGAGGCCGCATGACCGAGGCACCGTCCCGCTCGGCCGAGCCGGCGCAGGCCCAGGCGGACCCGAATGAGGTCACGCTGGTCATCGGCGGCCGCCGCTGGCTCGGCTGGCAGGAGGTTCGGATCAGCCGCGGGATCGAGCGATGCCCGAACGACTTCGACCTGCTGGTCACCGAACGCTTCCCCGGCGCCGACGCCATCGTCGTGGAGCCGGGCCAGACCTGCGAGTTGCGGGTCGGCAGCGATCGGGTCATCACCGGCTATGTGGACCGGTACCGGTCCGGCATCACCTATGCCGGGCACAAGGTACGGATTTCCGGCCGCGGCAAGTGCCAGGACCTGGTGGACTGCAACGTCGTCATCGACGGCGTCGGCAGCCAGATCGGCAATGCCGGGCTGCTCGACACCGCGCGGCGCCTCGCCTCGCCCTACGGGATCGAGGTCGAGAGCAAGGCCGGCGACGCCTTCATTGCCGAGACCCTCAGCCTCTACCTGACCGAGACGCCCTTCGACGTCATCGAGCGCCTGGCCCGCGCGACGGGCTTCCTCGTCTACGAAGGCGCGGATGGCAACCTGGTGCTGAACCGCGTCAGCGAGGAGCGGCACGCCACAGGCTTCGAGCAGGGGGTGAATGTCGAAGCCGCCGATGTCTCCTTCAGCATGGATCAGCGCTTCTCCGAATACCGCGCGACCATGACCGCGCTCGAGAACATGCAGGACATCGCCGCCCGAGCCGGCAATGCCGACTACAACACCTGGGCGCGGGTCGAGGATCGCGGCGTGCCGCGCAAGCGCCTGCGGACCATCGTGGTGGAGCAGACCTTCGCCGGCCAGGATTTCGCCCGGCGCCGGGTCGAGTGGGAGATGGCGCGCCGCTTCGGCCGGTCTCAGGCCATCAGCATCACGGTCGATAGCTGGCGCGACGGCGAGGGGCGGCTGTGGGAGCCGAACCGGCTGGCCCGGGTCCACATCCCCGCGCTGAAGCTTGAAGACCGGACCTGGACGATCGGCGAGGTCACCTTCCGTCGCGGCAAGTCGGGCGAGCAGGCGGACATCGAGCTGATGCCGCCCGCCGCCTTCGCGCCACAGCCCGTCATCCTCCAGCCCTTCGACAGCCAGGTCGCGCGCGCTGCCAATGCCGCCACACCGCCGGCCAATGTGCCGACGAGCGGCGCCACCGGAGGCACACCGTGAGCGAGAGCGTCATCCAGCGCCTCTATCAGCGGGTCCAGGGGATGTTCGCGCTCGGCCGCATCGGCGCGACGCGCGACGACAGGCCGATGGGCAGCGCGCAGGTCCGCATCGGGACCGAGGATGTCCGTGACAACGTCCCGATGCTCGGCATCTATGGGGTCACCAGCGTGCCGCTGGCGGGCGCCGAGGCGCTGGTGATGTTCCTCGGTGGCGCCCGCAGCAATCCGGTGGTGATCGGAACGGGCGATGGGCTGCACCGTGTGCGGAACCTGGGGCCCGGTGAGACCGCTCTCCACAACGCCAGCGGCATGATCATCCGTCTGACGGCCGGGGGGATCACGATCGACGGCGGCGGCCAGGACATCAGCATCACCGGCACGCCGCGGGTGCATCTGACGGGCTGCGACCTGGAGGTGTCCGGCGGCGACGTGAAGATCGACGGCTTCAGCCTCAGGCATCACGTCCATCCCGGCGTCCAGCCCGGCACCGGCCGAACCGGCCAGGCCGAAGCGCCGTGACCTTCATCGGCTTCGACTGGGATCCGATGACGCTGCGCGGCGACTGGTCGCGCAACGCGGATGGCGGCCTGGCTGCCGGCGACCCGCTGCACAGCGCGGTCATGGTCAGCCTGTTCACCGACCGCCGTGCCGGCCCGGACGACGTGCTGACCGATGGCAGCACCGATCGCCGCGGCTGGTGGGGCGATGCCTATGCGGAATCGCGCATCGGCTCCCGCCTCTGGCTGCTGCGGCGCCGGAAGCGCGATGCGGAAACGCTGCGCCTGGCGGAGGACGCCGCGCGGGAAGCGCTGCTGTGGATGATCAGGGACGGCGTCGCCGCGCGCATCGATGTCTCGGCGAGCTGGGCGGACCGTGATCGCCTGCTCATCGACATCACGATCAGCCGCAGCGACGGGGCCGTCTCGGCGCTGTCCGCCTCCTGGGCCTGGAGCGTCTAAATGCCGTTCAGCCGCCTTACCTTGTCCGAGCTGATCGCGCAGGGGCAGACGGACGTTGCGTCCCGCCTCGGCACGCCCGCGCTGCTTCGCTTCAGCCCGGAAGCGGCCTTCGCCTATGCCTTCGCGGGCATGGCACATGGCCTCTATGGCTATCTCGACTGGATCTCGCGGCAGTCGGTCCCCTTCACCGCGACGGATGAGTTCCTCGAGGCTTGGGCGGCCGTCGCCGGCGTGTTCCGCAAGCCGGCAGTGGCCGCGGCCGGCACTGCGACCTTCAACGGCACGGTGGGCGCGATCCTGCCTGCCGGGATCACGGCGCGCAGCGCCGATGGCCGGACCTTCGTCGTCACGGCAGGTGGAGCTATCGGTGGCGGAGGAACCGTCACCGTCGCGATAGAGGCCACCGCCGCCGGCGCCGACGGCAACCTGGATGTGGCCGCGCCGCTGGTCCTGAACACGGCGGTCACCGGCGTCGGGGCGAATGGCGCGGTCGCTGCGGCAGTGGTCGGCGGTGCCGACATGGAAAAAGACGAGCCGCTGCGCACGCGCATGCTGCAGGCCTTCGCGGCGCCGCCGCAGGGTGGCTCGGCGACGGACTACAGGAATTGGGCCCTGGCCGTGCCGGGCGTCACGCGTGCCTGGGTCGCCCCGAACGGGGCAGGGGCCGGGACGGTCGTGGTCTATGTCATGCTGGACGATGTGCGCGCGGGCGGCGGCGGCTTCCCGGTCGGCACCGACGGCACCGCGGCCGAGGAGACGCGCGGCAGCGGCCCGGCGACCGGCGACCAGTTGCTGGTGGCGGACCATCTCCATCCGCTGCGGCCGGCGACGGCGCTGGTCTATGTCGCGGCACCGACGGCCGAGCCGATCGACCTGACCATCAACGACCTGAATGACCCATCGCTCCGCCCGGCGGTCGAACAGTCGATCGCCGACATGCTGCTGGAGCGCGCGAGCGTGGGTGGGACGATCTATCCCTCCGACTGGTCCGCGGCGATCGATGCGGTGCCTGGCGTGACGCGGTTCAGCCTCGCCAGCCCGACCTCGGCCGCAATCGCGCCAGCCGGCGCGCTGCACACGCTCGGCTCCATCACCTGGGGCTGATCGGGCGCGGCTTCGCACCCCTTCCACATCATCGGATCGAGGCGCTCGATGGCATTCCGCTACGCCGATCGCGTCAAGGAGCTGTGCGCCGGGACCGGATCCGGCCCGCTCACGCTGCTGGGCGCGCCGGTCGGTTTCACCAGCGTCGCATCGCGCCTCAGCGTCGGCGACACGACGCATGTCTGCGTCCTGGGAAAGAGCTCTGGCGAGTGGGAGGTTGTGCTCGCGACGCTGACCGGTAACGCGACGCTCGCGCTCGGCTCGCTGGTCGAGAGCAGCACGGGATCGCGCATCGCCTGGACCGGCGAGGAGAAGGAGGTCTTCATCTGCCTGCCATCGCAGGAGGTGATTCGGCGGACGGAGATCGAGGCGGCGATCGCGGCCGAGGCAGGGGCGCGCGATGATGCGGACCTGGCGCTGGCGGAGGCCTTCGAGGCGGCGCTGGCTCTGAAGGCCGACGCCGGAGCGATGGCGTCGGCGCTGGCCGGGAAGGCGGATGCTGCCGCGACGGCTGCGGCCCTTGCTGGTAAGGCCGATGCCGACGAGCTGCGCCAGTTCACCGTCTACTTCTCCGGCGGCAATGCGGAGATCGTGCCCATCCCAATGATCGCCGGCGTCAGCATCGTCATCCCCGCCGGCACCTACACGACCGCGCTGCGTGCCACGGCAGCGGCGACAGGCGTGACCGCCTACGCGCTCAAGAAGAACGGCGCTTCGATCGGGACAGCGACGGTCAGTGCGACCGGGACTACGGCGAGCTTCGTGGTGAGCGGCGACACGACGATCACGGGCGGCACCGACACCTTCGATGGGGCAGGGCCGGCGACGGAGGACAACACTCTGCGCGGCGTGGCGCTGTCTGTGCCGTTCCGGTTCGCTTAGCAGGAGAAGACATGATCCCCGTCAGCATCGAGCTTCCGAGCCGCGTGGTCGCGACCTGCCTCGCGCCGCTGACTTCGACATTCGACCATCGCACCGGCCGCGTGGTGGTGCGGGCGGGACTGTATCTGGACGAGGCCGCCTACCAGGCCGGCGCCCAGCCGGTGGAGCCGCCGCAGGACCTCGAGTTCACGGCCGAGCAGGTCGCCAACACGCTGGGCGGCCTGTCGCTGGAACTGACGGAGCCCGCGGTGGGCCTGCTGCTGTCACACGCGAGGTTCGCTCCGCCGGCACCCGAGCCTGAGCAGGAACAGCCGGGTGAGTGAGCCCATGCCGTATCGGAGGCTGTGACCGATGGCAGTCCTGGCATTCGATCCGAGCGCCGCCGGCACGGGCATCGCATTCGCGCACGGAAATCTTAAGGCTCGATCAACTACCGCCTCATGGGCGACCGCGCGCACGACGCAGGCGCTGCCGAGCGGGAAATACTACATCGAGTTCTTGGTGCTCGAGATAAGCTCGAGCGGGGTAATGATGGGCCTGACGAATGCGTCAGGCCCGCTCAACAATTTTCTTGGTTCTGACAGCAACAGTGTCGGGTGGCATTCAACACATGGTCCGTATGGGGCCGTCGGCGGCGGCATCCAATTCTTCTTTGCTCGCGGCGATACGATCGGCATGGCGATCGACGTCACCAACAAGCGCGCCTGGTTCCGCAGGAATGGTGGCTCGTGGATTGGAGGTGGTGACCCCGCCGCCGGCACGTCGCCGCAGACGTGGAGCTTCAGTGGAGATGTCTTTGTCGCGGTTGGAGTAATCAATAATCGTTCTGCGATCGCGGTAAACAGCGGCGCCGGCCCGTTCCGCACGGCCGCGCCGAGCGGCTTTTCTGCCATAGGAACCGCGTATTCGTGGCCGATCGGATTGCCAATATTCGACGCCGCCACCAAGCCGGCCAACGCGACGTTGAGCGGTGACAATAAGACCGCGACCAGCACATCGTCTGACGTCACCTGGAAAATGGTGCGAGGTGTCGCGCCTGGCTCGGGTAAGCATTACATTGAATATCAAGTCACCGATCCGAGCAGCTTCAACATCGTTGTCGGGCTGTGCTGCCCGCTGATCAATGACACCTACGGCCCGGGCGTTGAGCCGAATTGGGTGTCAGCCAATCTGACCGCCGGGTGGCAGCACAATTTTTATTGGGATGCTGCATTCCTGCCCCGCATCACCATTGCAAGTGGCAACGTGATCGGCGTGGCGTGGGACATGGATGTCCGCCGCGCCTGGATCAGAAAGGCGGACGGCTCCTGGTCAACGGGCGATCCGGTGGCCGGCACGGGCGGCGGCGACATATCGTCGCTGCTCCACTTTGGCGCGGGCGTGACGCCGTACGTCGCGCTCTACAACTCCGGCTCAGCGGTGAGCATCGTGAACTCGCCGCCATACACCTACGGCAGCCCGTTTCCGGCAAGACGCACCGCCGGGCGCGTCATCTGGATCCGCTGATGTCAAGCGCGGCGGAAGAGAAACGGCAGGCTGTCTCGGAGCGTCTTCCGCTGGAACGCGTCGCGCAGCTTCCAAACATTGGCGTCCACGATGAAGTGCCAGAGGGTGACGCCGGCCCACAGTACCGTCACCGCTGTGACTATCGGAGGGGCAGCGCCCTCCAGCTGGGCCATCATCGCGAGATAGATGCCGATGTAGGCAAGCGCGAGAACTGCGAGCGGCAGCGCCCACGGCCGTATATCGGAGCCCTGCCGGCTGGCGGCCATGTAGCCGATGATCAGCGCGTACTGTGCGGCGTGCGCGGTGCCCGTCACGCCGATCCCGCCGATGCCGATCAGCGGGATGGGCAGGAAGAACACCCCGACGAGCACCGTAACAGCGGCGCGCATGATGGGTGTGCCGGTCGCGATTTGCCGGGCGGCCAGCCAGAGCGCTGCGGCGGCTATGCCGAGCGAGGCGGCGAGGCTCACCGACCGCAGACCCGCTGCCCATTCGAAGTCGGCCAGGATCGGAAGCGCGGCTGGAAGCCCGGCCATCCCGGCCACTGGTGCCCACCGGCAAATCTGCCGCTCAATCTCGCTCGCCGGCCCGGTCCGCAATCCGGCGGCAGTCAGGCACAGGACGCCCCAGTTCTGGCGGCCGAAGTGGTGCAGCAGCCACATCTGAAACAGGGCCATGAAAGCGAGTTCGCCAGCCCGGCCGGCGAGGAGGGCGGCAGCCACGCAAAACGCGGCCAGAACAGCCGGCAACCCGTAGAAATAGCCCGGCTGAGCGTTGATGTGGCCCCGGTAGCGGCGATCGAACCAAAGGAAGCCGGTCAGGGCCACGTGCGCCGTGCCCAGCAGCCAGGTCAGGTTGCCCAGCATGACAAGGCCGGGCGCGGGCGCGACGGACGTCAGAGGCGCGGCGACGATTGCCGCCGGCAGGATGCTGACGGCGAGCACGCCGGCGACGAAGACCTGTGCGCGGGTATCTGTCGCAGCGCGCCCTATCGGTATGTCGCTCACCAGCCCCTCCGTTCGTTCCGGAACGCTACCGGACTAAGCGGCGCCGCCGCAATGGCAGAACCACTGAAAGGCTCCTACGCATGATTGTTGTTGGTATAGAACTGCCGTCCCGCGTCACGGCAACCTGTCGCGCGGCGGCGACTTCCACCGACGACCCTCAGCCAGCGCCCTGATGCTCTCCGGCGACGCCCTCTCCGCACTGCCGTTTTCCACCGCGCCGACCGACCTCGCGCCACCCCCCGCCGGCGCCGGCGGCGTCACGCTGCGCGCGACACCTGCGATCTCGGCGGAGGACTATGCCGCGGCGCTGCTGAGCCTGCTGCCCACCGGCCCCGCCTGGCCGCGCGACGATGATGCGACCATCCCCGCCGTTGCGCGCGGCCTCTCCGACCGTGCGGCGGCCATCCATCAGCGCGCCGCCGACCTGCTCGCGGAAGTATGGCCCGGCACGACGGTGGAACTGCTGGCTGAGTGGGAAGCAAGCCTCGGCCTGCCTGATCCCTGCGTCGGGCCGGGGCAGTCCACGACGCAGCGCCGCGCCGCCGTTATGGCGCGCCTGACCGCGGTTGGCGGACAGTCCATCCCCTATCTGGTCTCCGTCGCCGCAGCCCTCGGCTACGCGATCACGATTGAGGAACATCAGCCCGCCGCGGCGGGCATCCTCCGCGCCGGCGCTCCGCTCGGCGGCGAGGACTGGGCGCACGCCATCACGGTGCATGCGCCTGAGGCCACGATCGTGCCGGCCGTCGCGGGCCGCATGGTCGCCGGCGATCCGCTCCGCGCCTGGGGCAACGAAGCGCTTCAGTGCGTGCTGTCGCGGCTGCGGCCCGCCCATTCGGTCATCCGGTTTTCCTACGGGAGCTGATCCATGCGTCGCATAGACAATGCAACGTCGGTGGCATCGCCACCGGCGGTGCCGGGTGCTGGGCTCGAGGGCTACTTCACCAATGGCAGTCCAGGCGGTGGCGTTCCCGCCACCATCGTGGAGGACTGGTGGCTCAACATGATGCAGGGTGAGGTGCACAGCGTCGTCGTGGCGGCGGGGCTCACGCCGTCCAAGACGGACTGGACGCAGCTGCTTCAGGCCATTCGCGCGCTGACGACCGGGCGTCTGCTCAACGTGCAGACCTTCACGGCCAGCGGCACCTACACGCCGACGCCGGGCACCCGTCTGGTGCTGGTGCGTGCGGTGGGTGGCGGCGGTGCAGGCGGCGGCACGCCATCCGCAGCCTCCGCAGCGGGCGCAGCCGCAGGCGGCGGGGCCGGCGCCTATGGCGAGAGCCTCTATACCTCGGGATTTGCCGGGGTGGCGGTGACGATCGGCGCCGGCGGCACGGGCGCCGCCGGCGCGGCGGGCGGCAACGGTGGAACAACCAGCTTCGGTGCGCTGTTGAGCTGTCCCGGGGGCCTCGGCGCGACCCTGGTGAATGCGCTTCCTGGCTATACGATGGCCGGTCCGTCGGCGCAGTCGGGATCGCCGTCCGGCGCCAACCTGATCGGCGCGCCAGGCGAGGCCGGCGGGCATGGCACCTCGAACGGCACCGGCAGCGCTTTCAACATCTCTGGCCGCGGCGGCGGGACGCGCTTCGGGCCGGGCGGGGCGATCGTCGGCGCAAGCGCCAACGGCAACGCGCCGGCCGCCGGCTCCTACGGGGCGGGCGGCAGCGGCGCCTCGGTCAATGCCAGTGCCTCCACATTCGCCGGCGGCGCCGGCGCGCCCGGCGTCGTCGTCGTCGAGGAGTATGCGTGATGCAGCGCTTTGCGCGGATCCAGTCCGGCCTCGTCGCCGAGCTGATCGAGATTCCGGCCAATGGCCCGACGATCGAGGACCTCTACCATGCCGACCTGGTCGCCACCTGCGTCGCGATACCGGCCGACAGCGAGGTCGCGGAAGGCTGGTCCTGGAATGGCGCGGTATTCGCCCCGCCGCCCGCGCCGCCGCGCATCGTGCCGGCGACCATCTCTCGGCGTCAGCTGCTGCTGGCACTCGCGGCGATCGGACGCATCACCGACGAGGAGGCACTCGCCGCCGCGACGATCGGGACCGTCCCAGCCGAGATCGACGCGGTCTTCGCCGGGCTGCCGGCCGAAAAGGCGGTGGCCGCGCGGATCACCTGGGCCACGATGGGCGTGGTGGAGCGCGCGCACCCGCTGCTGCTCGCCATGATCGACGCGGAGCTGATGACGGCGGCGGAGGTGGATGACCTCTTCCTCGCCGCGGCGGCGATCTGAGCGGCGCCGGCGATGAGCGAGGAGCAGCGGGCGACGCTGGATGCGATCGTCACGGCGATCGCGCGCTTCTGGCAGATCGGTGCAGCCTTGGTGGCGGTCGGAATCGCCTGGGGCGCGCTGCAATCGGACCTGCGGGCCAATTCGCTGCAGACCGAGAACCGCCTCGGCCGAGAGGCCGAGCGGCGAGAGGAGCTGCAGCGTCGCATGGTCGAGAACGACGCGCGTCATGACAGCCGCCTGACTGCCGTCGAGACGCGGGCGACGGCCGCAGAGATCACGCTGGCGGCCATCCGCGCCCAACTCGATGCCGTCAGGCAGGGCGTGGACGAGCTGGTTCGCGACGCCAGGGCGCGGCGCTGATGCCGACGCGCTGCCTCCCCTTCGCGGTGGTGGCAGCCTCCGCCGCCTATCGGCAGGCGCTGGCCACGGGGCCGTAATCAAGGAGAGAGCCATGACCACCGTTGCCGCCGCCGCGCGCGCGATGAAGTCGCGCGGCTTCGAGAACAGGAACCCCGGGAACATCGACTTCGATCCGAGGAACCGCTGGCGAGGCCAGATCGGCATCGAGCCGGCCCCGCGGAATGGCGGCCGGCCGCGGTTCGCCGTCTTCGAGAGCCACGAGTACGGCATCCGCGCGTTGGCGATGTTGCTGACGACCTACTACGACCGGCACGGTCTGCGCACGATCAGGCAGATCGTGAACCGCTGGGCGCCGCCGAACGAGAACCACACACACCGGTACGCCAGCTTCGTCGATGACATGATGCCGCGCCACACCGCGGACGATCGGCTGGACCTGCACAGCTACGCCGACATGCGCGAACTGGTCGTAGCGATCATCAAGTTCGAACTCGGTGGCATGCCCTACGAGGATGCGGCGATCGACCGCGGTCTAGCCATGGCTGGGCTGCCGAAGCCCGTTCAGACGCTGGCCGATGCTGCTGCGACCAGCACCGGCCGTAGCGCGCTCGATATGGCGACAGCGGTCGGGGCGGCGGCGCCCGCCGCGGCAGTGGTGCAGGCTATGAGTGGGCTGCCGCAGTGGACTGGCGTCGCCCTGGTCCTGGCGGTCACCGGCATCGTGCTGTTGCTCATCCTGCAGCGTCGCCGCGACCGGCCGACGCCGGCGGAGGGCTGACATGCCGTTCGGCAGAGTGCTGCTGGCGGCCTGGGGTCGCGTGCAGGGCTGGGCGGTGGCGATCGGTACCGTCCTGGCCCTGGTCGGCGCCGTCTTCCTGGCCGGCCGGCGCAGCGGGACGGATGCCGCCTCCGTCCGACAGATGCGCCGGGATCTCGATCGAAGGGAGGTACGGGATGCCGTGGATCGCGATGTTGCTCGCGACCCTGCTGCTGCTGGGCGGCTGCGCCGAGACTGGCAGCGGGACTGACGCCTGCGGGCCGTGGCGGCCGATCCTGGTCTCGCGCGGTGACGTGCTGACGGATGGGACGGCGCGGCAGATCCTGGCGCACAACGAGACGGGACGGCGGCTCTGCGGCTGGTGAGGCTGACGCTATCCACAGGATTTCAACACCTGGAAGCAGCGCGCTGCGTGATTAAAGCGTTAAAGTTGCTTTCGACGGTTTGATACCCGCAAAAGTTGTGTGACCCTGCTTGGTCTCGGGACTTACCTCTGGGTGAGATCGTGCGCTTTGTTAGCAGTGTGAAAAGGTTGCTTCGGGTGGTCGGCCGTACATCGGCGGATGAGGAAGTGTGGCGTCAGGTGCCGCATCGCGAAGGTGGGATGCGCGAGGACACTCGTACCATCGAGGTTCCGCCGCGGATCGTTGCGGCCATATCCGGGATGCCTATGCCGCCTGATCCTGCCCCGGCTGAAGCGACAAAACCGCTGCCGCGGCCGTTTATCAGCACTGGCCCGGCCGGGCATCGCCAGCGGATGCGGGAGAAGCTCTTGGAGCGCGGACCGGACGCACTCGCAGACTATGAACTCCTCGAGATGTTGCTGTTCTTCGCCCAACCCAAGGGAGACACGAAGCCGCTGGCAAAGGCCCTTATCAATAAGCATGGGACCTTCGCAAACGTTCTCGCCGCCTCGCAGTTGGAGTTGATGAAGTCGCGTGGCGTTGGAGAGCACTCTGTAGCAGCCTTGAAGTTAGTAGAGGCCGCTGCCATTCGCATGCTCCAAGCAAGAGCCGCCGACGGCCCTATTCTGAACAATATGGAACGGCTAACGGACTATCTTACCGCTGCGATGGCCAGGCAGCGGGTGGAGCACTTCCGGGTCCTGTTCCTTGATCAAAAGAACCGCCTGATCGGGGACGAATTGCAGGCGCGCGGGACGGTTAACACGACGCCGGTCTACCCGCGCGAAATCATGAAGCGAGCGCTCGAACTCCATTCCACGGCGGTCATCCTGGCGCACAACCACCCGAGCGGGGATCCAACCCCATCGGAAGCTGATCTTAGTATGACCGCCGAGATCAGCGACGCTCTCAGGCTGGTCGACATTCGCCTTCACGACCACATCATTGTTGGAAAAGGGCGCATATTTAGTTTTCGGCGACAGGGAGTGCTGTGACCGATAGTTTTTTGCGCTAGCGTTCCGACCGGTGAGAAGGGCAGACTTAGCGCGGAGGTGGCACCACCACCTCCGCAGGCTTGTCGGCGTTGGTATGTGGACCTTGGCGACCACTTCCCCGCGGTACTGAGCAAACGCAAGCGCCCGTAAGCGAGCGTGCGCATCCTCGGTATCGCGGGCAACAATCTCCAGTGCCCACCACGCGCCATCATGCCTGTACTCAAACAGGTGTGCGGTGAACTCTTCAGCACCGCCATCGCCAGGAGGGAGCGTTTGCATGCATTATTACCTCTACGTTGATGCAGCCAAGCAGTGGAGATGGACACTGTACGCCGCGAATAACCGGAAGATTGCTAACAGTGGCGAGGGCTACCACAACAAAGCCGACGCCCAGGCCGCTATCGCTTTGGTGAAGGGGTCCGGCGCGGCGCCTGTGCGGGAGTAACGCGGGCAATTTCTGAGGCGAAGACGAGGCGCCGCCGGCCGACCGGGGGCGCCCGTTTGGAGTCGCCGATGCGGCGGCCGAGTGGCATCTCGGCGCGCTGATCATCTAGGGACACTTTCCTAGGTCTGCCAAACTGACCCACTACCCCACTCTTGCCGGAGAGGCCCTTCGTCCTTCATCGATGCCCAGATCCGACGTAGGTCGCGCTTGCGAACAAAATAGGAACGTCCTAGCTTCAGGTCCCCCACGCTGAGGCATTCAGCAGGCACCGGAAGCGGAGGTTGGCATGCCCGGATCACCGGCCGATTCTGCGCGTTCGCGCGGCTCGCCGACGTCTGCGCCGCCTTGGCTCCAGCCAGGCCTCATCGCATCGCTCGCGTCGGTGGTTGAAGCCGAGGTTGCGCGCGGAACCCCCCGGTCTGTCATTCAGCAGCGCGCATGGGAAACGGGTCTGGCCCTCTATCCGGCTCTACCCCGTCCGCATCTATCGGAGGCTGTGCAGATCGCTCTTTGGGTCGGTAGGGCAGAGGACACCGCCGTTGTGCCGGGGAGCCTCGATGGCTGCTGAGATGGCCAAGGCGGACACGGTCAGGCGAATGCGCGAGGTTATCGTCAGCGCAATCGCGACGCGGTCCATGCCATTGTCCGAGGCCGCAGCCGAGGCTCGAGGGCTGGCGCGCGGCATCCAGTCACGGGTCTCGGCCGCGGCGATCGCGGAGGCGGTGGACGACATCCTCAGGGAGCTGGGCGCCTACCAGGCGCCTGCAACGCCGCAGGTGCTATCGAATCAGCCGCTTCAACCAGCGACGCCGGAGGACCTTGCGGACGCGTTGGCCTATGCGATGAGGTTCGACGAGCGCGGGAAGGCGCGCCGGACGGGCGTTGAGTACGCCGCGCATCTGGCGGCCGCCGCGCTGGTGCGGCATTTGGAGCTCAGCGGCTTCGTCCTGATGCGGAGGCCGCCAGCGCACAGGCACGTTGCGGGTGAGGGGCCGCGGCGAGATCCTTAGGGTGCGCGATTTCAACGGAGACCGGGCGGACGCGGCAGCACGACGAGATGAGGCGACCAGCGATATCATTCACGGTTCGATCGGCTCGGAGCTCGCCTGCGATCGCACGGCAGGCGAGGTGCGAGATGGTGCCGCAGGGGCAGCGCATGACCAGAGACCTCTCGCGTGCAGCGGCGAGGGTCCAGCCGTCGGTGGTGCTGGCAGGCATCGCGGTCTCAATTGTTCACAATTTGTTCTATCCCGGGGCGCAGCCGGAATGCCAGCAACCAGCGCGCGAAAGTTCGCTAAGCTTCCTCCCGTCAATGACAAGGACGGAAGTGGTAGCCCGGTGGTATCCCGTGTGAAATTGCAGTCCGGTTGTCCTCGATAATGCCTTGCTTAGGAAAGCTTGATGGGCCCATCCGCACATGCTTTGGGTACAGGAGGTCGTGGGTTCGAATCCCGCCGCCCCGACCATCTCCTCCTTCAACTGATTGATTCAATTAAGAGGAGTAGGCGGATGATGGGAGCCGGCCGGCGCGGCGAAACCTTCGGCGGCGACTATGTCCGCGCCATCCTGCGGGAGGTCGAGACCGAGGCGCATGTCGGCCTGCATCCCTGGGAACGCCACCGCGAACGCCCCACCCGCCTGATCGTCAGCGTCGAGATGCTGGGCCGCCGCACCGGCCGCGCCGATGCGGGGCAGGGGATCCTGGACTACGACCCGATCCGCGAGGCGCTGCGCACCTGGCGCGACCGCCCGCATGTCGATCTGCTGGAGACGCTGGCCGAGGATCTGCTCGACATCTGCTTCGCCAATCCGCGCGTCGAGGTCGCGACCGTCAGCATCCTCAAGCCCGACATCTTCAACGAGGCGGCCGGCGCCGGCGTCGAGATCCGCCGCAGCCGGGGCGGTGCCGAATGAGGAAGGTCGCACTCGTCACCGGCGGGGCCATCCGCCTCGGGGCCGCCATCACCCGCCGCCTAGCCGCGGAGGGCTGGCAGGTGGTGATCCACTGCAACCGCTCCGTGGCGCAGGGCGAGGCGCTGGCCGCGGAACTGCGCGCCGAGGGCCACGACGCGGCGGTGGTGCCGGCGGACCTCGCCGATCGCGCCGCCGTGGACGGGCTGCTGGCGCGCGCGGCCGAGCCTTTCGGGCCGCCTACCTGCCTGGTGAACAATGCCTCCGTCTTCCGTCGCGACGACCTGCGGACGGTGGGCTGGGACAGTTGGGACGCGCATCAGATGCCGAACTTGGCCGCGCCGCTGTTCCTGGCGAAGCACTTCGCCGAGGCGCTTCCCGCGGACGAGACGGGCTGCATCGTCAACATCATCGACCAGAAGATCGCGAACCTGAATCCGGACTTCCTCAGCTACACGCTGAGCAAGATCGGGCTGGCGGGGCTGACGCCGATTCTGGCCATGGCCCTCGCACCCCGCATCCGCGTCAACGGCGTCGCGCCGGGCCTGACGCTGATCAGCGGCAAGCAGACGCAGGAGAGCTTCGAACGCGCCTGGCACGACACGGCCCTCGGCCGCGGCTCGACGCCGGAGGACATCGCGGCGGCGGTGGCGTTCCTGCTGGCCTCGCCGGCGATCACCGGCCAGACGATCATCGTGGACGGCGGCGAAAGCCTGCAGAAACGCCCGCGCGACGTGGCGTTCGACCCGAAGCTGTCCGGCGGAGGGTAGGGGCGCTTCGTCGGACGAGGTGGTGGCGGGGAGGACGCTGCCCTCCCCGGACCCCACCCGCAAAGGGCCAGTGGGCCCTTTGAACCCATGAGTTTAACGCCGAAGGCGGAGGGGGCACTTTGGCCCCTCCGCCTTCGGCGTTGAAAACTGATCGCGGTCCAGGGGCCCGATGGCCCCTGGCGGGGTGGGTTCGGGAGGGGCAGCGCCCCTCCCGCCTTCAACACCGCCCAGCGAAGCGCCTTACCCCTGTAGATGCGGCTTCCCGCCGACGCGCACATAGTCGAAGCCGTGGCGCGCCATTTCCTCCACGCGGTAGACGTTGCGCAGGTCCACGATCACCGGCTTGCGCATCCGCTGCTTCAGCCGATCGAGGTCGAGCGCGCGGTAGGCGTCCCATTCGGTGATCAGCACCAGCGCGTCCGCCTCATGCGCGCAGTCATAGGCGTCGTCGGCGTAGGTCACGTTCTGCAGCACCTGCGTCGCCTGCTCGATGCCGACGGGGTCATGCGCGCGCACCGTGGCGCCGGCGCGCTGCAGCGCGTCGATGATGTTGATGGACGGCGCATCGCGCATGTCGTCGGTGTTCGGCTTGAAGGTCAGTCCGAGCACCGCGATGGTCTTGCCGTTGACCGACCCGCCGCAGGCCTTCACCACCTTGCGCGCCATCGCCGTCTTGCGCGCATCGTTCACCGCGACGACGCTTTCGACGACGCGCAGCGCCACGCCATTGTCCTGCGCGCTGCGGATCAGCGCCAGCGTGTCCTTGGGGAAGCAGGACCCGCCATAGCCTGGGCCAGCGTTCAGGAATTTCGACCCGATCCGCTTGTCCATGCCGATCCCGCGCGCGACGAGCTGGACGTCGGCGCCGACTTCCTCGCAGAGATCGGCGATCTCGTTGATGAAGGTGATCTTGGTCGCGAGGAATGCGTTGGCGGCATATTTCGTCAGCTCCGCCGTGCGGCGGTCGGTGAACAGGATCGGCGCGGCATTCAGCGACAGCGGGCGGTAGAGTTCCGCCATCACCTTCTGCGCGCGCTCGTCATTGACGCCGACCACGACGCGGTCGGGGCGCTTGAAGTCCTCGATCGCCGCGCCTTCGCGGAGGAATTCCGGATTGGAGGCGACGGAGAACTCGGCGTCCGGCCGTGCCTCGCGGATGATCTGCTCGACCATGTCGCCGGTGCCGACGGGAACGGTCGATTTGTTGACCACGACCGTATAGCCCTTGATCGCCTTGGCGATCTCGCGCGCTGCCGCGCTGACATAGGACAGGTCGGCATGCCCATCACCGCGGCGCGACGGCGTGCCGACCGCGATGAAGACCGCTTCGGACACCGCGACCGCGGCCGCGAGATCAGTCGTGAAGGACAGGCGCCCGGCCGCCGCATTGGTGGCGACCAGCGCATCCAGCCCGGGTTCGTAGATCGGGATGCGGCCCTGCTTCAGATCCTCGATCCGCGCGGCATTCACATCGACGCAGATCACCTCATGGCCGAAATCCGCGAAACAGGCCCCGGAGACGAGGCCGACATAGCCGGAGCCGATCATCGCGACGCGCATCTGTACTCTCTTTCACTGGGGAGGAAGTTCAGCCTGATCAATGCCACACCACGGTCAGCGTCCGCACCAGCAGGCCGAGCCGACGTTCATCCTCGCCCTGCCCGGCATCGGCGGGCGACACCGCATCCGGCCGGCGGAGCCGGAGACAGAGCTCCCCGCCATCATACCGCAGGTCGGCGAGGTCGAAGATCAGGGTTTGACGATGGAACTCGTCGGTCGGGAAGTCGAGCCAGGCCGCTTGCCCCGTCCCGAGCCGCGCCTCGACTTGGGCCGGACCGGTGGCAGCGGTGCCGAAGACGCGCGCCTGCAACTCTATCTGGAGTTGCGCCGGCCGGCGGCCTTCGGGCGGCAGCAGGTGGATCTCCGCGTTGTCGCCATGCGACCAGCGGCCATCCTTCTCCGCGGCATGCCACTTGGACAGCCGCAGGCCCGGCTGGGGCTCGGCCTTCGAGAGGTCAAAGCTGCTCGAATGGATCGGCGCCTCGGTCGATGGCAGCGGCTGCGGGGCAGGGGCCTTCTCCACGGGTGCCGCCATGGCGACGGGCTTCGGCGGGACGGGCAGCGCCGGGCGCAGCGGGCGATGCCGGCCGAGACCCGCGGCGTCGAACAGCGCA